CAACCTTACCGGCGCTGGCCGCCACCTGCACGCCGCGCGGCTGGGTGGTACCGACGCCAATCGTGAAGTGCTTGTTCGTGATACGTCCGACGCGCTGCGCGCAGCGGCCGGTTACGAATGCGTCGATGTCGATCGAAGCGTCCTGAAGAAGCTCGACCGGGACAGACACAACCTTGGACGAGTACTTGAACACGCCAATGGCGGTCGTGCCAAACGAGAGGTCGAGGTCCGACGCGGCGACGTTCTGCGCGACGATCTCGCCCTCTTCCGCGGTGCCGTCCGAGTTCGGGAAATTTATGGTGGTGCCGTTGGTCGTCTGCAGCACAGTCGCGACTGCGCGCATTCCACCCAGGCTCTTGAGCGCATCAGCCACCGCAGCGGCGATGGAGCTGGCGACGGTGAAACCGCCTTCGCTGCCCGTGGTGGTGCTCATGGTGTTGCGGATGACTTGCCAGTCTTCAGCCGACAAGGCGCGATCGCCGTTGCGCATCCAGTTCTCGAACACCTTGCGCACCTGCTGCGCTTGGGCGCCGCTGGCACCGTCGCGGCGGGCGCGGGCGGCGGCGGCATCGCCCACGGCACCGGCCTGGTCGTCTTCACCGAGCAGGTTCATCGTGCGCTCGAGGCGGTCGACTTGCGCCTTGAGGTCGTCGATTTCCTTCAGGCCGGCGTTGTACTTCTCGTCGTGCTCGGGGGTCCAGGCGGTGTTCTTGTCCTCGACCATGGACTTGATTTCGCGGGCGCGGGCGGCGATTTGCTCCCGCAGGGTTTGAATGCTTTGTGCCATGTGCTTCTCCAGGTGATGGCGAAAAAAAACCGCCTCGCGGCGGCTTGTTGCGACAGCGCGGGAGCGCGTCAGAGTTGGGCTGCTTCGAGGCGGCGCAGGGCCGCCGCTCGGTCGAAGGTGTTCGCGGAGCCGGCCGGTAGGTGCGCGCGCGGGGCAATCGCGGCCGGTGCGCGGGCGTAGGCGCGCAGATCCCACTGCGCGGCGTTGTCGGCCGTGTCGGTTTCGGCAGCGGGTTCGTCACCGGCGATCGAGGTGGCGAAGCCGGCGGCGAGCGACTCATCGGCGGTGAACCACGTTTCGGCGGTGATCCAGGCGCGCAGTTGCTCGGGGTCGGCACCGGTGCGGGCGGCGTAGGTTTCGACCAGCGTGTCATCGATCTTGCCGAGCAGCTCGGCCGTCTTGCGCAGGTCGTCTTCGTTGCCCCAGGCGAGCGTCCAGGCCTTGTGCACCATGAACATGCCGCCGGGCGAGATGATCCGCTCTTCGGCGGCCAGGGCCACATACGACGCGGCCGAGGCGGCAAAGCCGTCGATGTGGGCGACGACGCGGCCCGGGTGCTCGGCGATGAGCTGTTCCATGGCGCGGCCGGCGAACACGTCGCCGCCGGGGGAGTCGATGCGCAGATGGATGGTGGCCTTGTCGCGGTGCTCCGCCAGCGCCTTGCCGATGGCCAGGGCGCTGATGCCGCCCCAGTAGTCGTCGCGCACGATGGCGTCGTACAGCCAGATGGTGGCTTCGCCCTCGCCGGTGGCTTCGGCGCGGAACTGGCCGCGGCCTTTGTTGGCCGCCAGCAGGGCCAGGAGTCCGTTACGCATTGTTGGTGCCCTCAGTGGTGGCGGCAGAAGCTGCGCCTGCGCGTTGTACGGTGTGGGCCCACGGTTCATCGATGGGCGGCATGTTCTTCATCTGGCGGACCTGATTCACGGTCATCCAGCCCTGCGAGCCCGGGCCGCCCAGGGCCTTGGCAAGGTACTCGGCCTGCGTCTTGCTGTCGCCTTCGAGCAGGGCGTCGAGGTTGAACTCGCCGTAGCGCACGCGCGATCGCGGCCACACTTTGCGGTTGATCTCCTGCGAGATCACGTTGAGGTGCCGCGCGACGGTGTAGCGCACAAATCCGATCGACATCTGCTCGATACCGCTGCCCCAGCTCGTGCTGGCGTCGGTCTTGCCGATCATGTGAGGCGGCACGCCCATGATGCGGGCGATGTCCTCGACCGACTGCTGGCGGGTCTCCAGCAGTTGGGCGTCTTCGGCATTCACAGTAAGCGACTTGATCTCCATGCCGCCCACCAGCACGGGCGGAAGGCCGGTCGTGTTGTAGTGGTCGCGCTGACGGCCCCAGGTCTCCTTCAGCAGGTCGCGCTGCTCTTCGTTCACCTTCATGGTGGGCGGCACCACGATCGCGTGATCGGGCCGGGCGCCGCCGCGGAAAAAAGCCGAGGTGTGATTGTCGGCAGCCAGGGCAAGGTCTGCGGTGCTGCCCAGCGCGGCAGCGATTGGCGTCATCGAGCGCAGACCGTTGAAACCGATGCCGGGGAAGTGCAGCACGTCGTCTTGGTCGAGCTCGCGCTGCTTAGGCGTGCCCGGGTTCAGGGTGTAGCGGTTGCGGCCCTCGATCCGGCTGACGCGCACCACGTCGGGGTGGTGCGGCTCGAAGCCGATGATGCGCGGGCTGTACTTGCTGGCGCGCAGGATCTCCCAGAAGCCGTCGCCCTTGAGCAGCACCGATTGCGCGGCATGCTGCCAGGCACTGGCCGCCGGCCAGCCGGGGTGCGGCGACTCGTTGAACAGCCACCACAGGTCATCATCCAGCCGGGTTCGGCCGGTTTCGCTGCGCGCGTACAGGTGGAACGGCATGGCGGCGATCGCGCCACCGATCAGCCCGACGCAGGCATACACCGCACCGACGCGCATCGCCTGCGCTTCGCTGACCGATCCGGCGAGGCCTTCCGTCAGCCAGCCATACAGGGTGCTGCCGCGCACGCCTTCGCTGATCCGATAGGTTTCGTTGACCACCGCCGGCGAACGGCGCACGGCGCGATCCTGCTCGAGCATCAGCTCGGCGCGGAGTCGGAGGGCAGAGGTCATAGCAGTACGATTCCAGGTTCTTGTTCTTCGGGCTCGACGCCCACCGCTCGACTCAGCGCCATCACCATCCCGACGATCGGGTCGATGCGGCCGTTCTTCTTGCTGCGCTTCTTGTCGGGACGGAAGTTTCCGTTGGTGTCGTACAGCAGCGCGACGTTACCGGCACACCAGCGCAACACCGGGTTTCCGCCGTGCCGCAGGCGCTTCGAATACACCAGCTCCTCGAGCTTCTTGGCGCCCGGGTACATCCCGCCCGTGTTCTGCGGGATCTCGACGAGCGGCACATCTTCGGCCATCAGTTCGTTGCAGAGCTGCTGCGCGTTCCAGACGTCGTAGCCGATCGACTGCACATCGAATGTGCGGCATGCCTCGAGGATGGCTTCCCGAACTGGCCGGTAGTCGGTCACATCGCCTTCGGTCACGGTCAGCCATCCTTCGGCGGCCCACCGTTTGTATGGTGCGGCGTCGTCGGCCTCGGCTTCGAGCTTTGCCGCTGGGCACCAAACCCAGAGCAGAATCTGCCAGTCTGTCTCGCCCTCGATCGGCGGAAACACCAGCGGGAAGGCGGTAAGGTCGCGCACGCTGGCAAGGTCCAGCCCGCCATAGCACTTTCGCCCAGCCAGTGCAGACGCCTGCACCGGGCGTTTGCCCTTGTCCCACACCGCCAGGTCGATCCAGCCATCGCCGTCGTTGCACCAGCGGTTGAGGTCTTTCGTCTGGAAGTTTGCCTTCGCGCTGGGGAGCGCCTTCGCCTTGCGCGCCTGGTCGCGCATGTAGCCCAGCGTTTTCGAACTGCCGAGCCCCGGGTTCGCCTTGACCCACACCGCCTCATCGAACGGATCGTCCGCATCGTCGATGGTGTAGATGTAGCCGAAGAAACTGTCATCGACCCGATGCCCCTTCAGCACCGAAATCAGGTAGTCCCGAATCTCGACGCAGACGCCATCGAGGATGAAGCCGGCCGTCGTGATTGCCGACAGCAGGCCTTGCGATCGGGCACCGAAGCCCGACTCCAGCACGTCCCACTGGTCGCGCGACTTCTGCGCGTGCAGCTCGTCGTACAGCACCGCCGACGGGTTGAAGCCGTCCTGCGAATCCGCATTGCTGGCCAGCGGCTTGAAGACGGACCCCCCCGCTTCCAGGCGCTCCTGGTTCATGCCTTCGAAGCACCGGATGCTGGCCTTCAGCCGGGCCGATCGTTTCAGCCAGCGCTTGACGTTTTCGAACGCAGGCTTGAACACCGTCATGGCCTGCTCGCGCGTCGTCGCCACGGCATACACTTCGGCGCCGGCCTCACCGTCCATCATCCAGAGGTAAGCGCCCTGCGGCCCCTTCCAGGTGCTCTTTCCGTTCTTGCGCGCGACCTCTTCATACGCCCGCGAGAACCTGCGCAGCCCATCAGCGCGGCGCCAGCCATACAGCACCGCCGTCCAGAACTTCTGCCACGGGTCCAGCAGAATCGGTTGCCCGGCGCGGTCGCCCTTGATATGCACGAACCACGTTTCGATGAACGTGATCACGTGCCAGGCATGCTCCGCACTGAACCGCAGCCCTCGCTGCGGTCCATCGAGCAGGTCGAGGTAGTGCCGTTCAACGGCAAGCATCACCAGCTCGCCGACGACGATCTCGCCGCGGAGGACCGGCACGCCGTAGGATCGATCCCACTCGTGCCAATCCGCCTCCGGCGGGATCAGCTTCAGGCGGCGTGCGGGCGGCTTCTTGCGTGGCCGAGCAGCTCTTCGAACAGGTCGTCCTGTTTCGAGTCGCCGATCTTGCTTTCTTTCAACCGCGCTTCGATCTGGGACATTACCGTCAAGCATGCTTCCGGTAGCTCCCGTTTGATCTGCTCACGAGCGTTGCGCTCGTTGTAACTGTGCGGCAACTCGTACCGGTTGCCGTTCTCACTGGTTCCATAGCGGCCCAGCTCGATGCAGTCCTTCATGTCCTTCGACCAGGTCTCGAACGTATGCACGATCATCACGATCTGCATCCCAGCAGCACGGATCGTGCGACCGTCTTCGATCAGCGCCTCGCAGATCCACCGGTATAGCCGGCGCCCCTGGGTAGAGAGGTGCGAGCCCGGAGGCGGCGCCGGAATCGGCGTCCCGCCAACCATCACATCCTTGAGATCGTCGCCGCCACCTGGAAGGGCCACGACGTTCGGCTTCTCGCCTTCCATAGCGGCTCCAAAC